TCAAATTTTGTGGGCATAATGAAGCTTGCCTTGGATAAAGATCTGTATGTATCCATTACATATTTTATTTCCAGCCCGCTTCCCAGCATGTCTTGTATTCCAGGATTTCATAATCCTCTCATCAGGAAAGTGGCTCAGCGGCCTATGTTTCCAGAAAAACATGCCGGTATCTGGCTCATAAATAAGCACATCTTGCATTTCTTGAATGGTGAGCATTACTACCTCGCGGTTATATTTCCTGACTTTCTGAATCCTGCATTGAAAATAGCTATCTCGGGTAAGCACTGTGATGTGCTCTCATGCCTGTCACGCAGAGAAGGGGAGGAGCAAGCCTTCTCGATGCGGCTGATGTGCTTCGGTCCTGCAACCTGCTCACGATCAGCTGCACGTTTTGCCCTGCGGCGATTTCTGGCGTTATCAGAGGCCAGAATGGTCATTACGATTGTCATGTGTACCTCCGGTAATTGGCTTAGGTGGTGCAGCACGCAAACCGCCGTTTACGGAACACTTAACTTGCGTGACTCGCGGCCATCCTTGTGACCACCAATCGTTGCTGCACCCCAAAGCCAACTTCACTTTGGTTCCCCGCATTTCGGCGGAGACAAACCCCATCAATGTTAAAGAGCGACCCAACATCCTGTTGGTTACTGCGTCCTGCTGATGGGATAGATATTATGCGTGATGCGCATATGCGTCAAGCGCATAATTAATCAGATTTATAGGTTTTCGGCTTTGTTTTACGTATGCGCATGAAACAGAAAGAGATTTATTTTTAGGCGGGATGTGCAACAGGCACAAAAAAGCCCGCTCATGGCGGGCTATATTGCGAAAGGGGGAGGCTATCCGTGGCGTCGGTATTGTTGGGACTGACTCAGCATGACCCTGCCAGCTACATGGAGCATATCCATTTCTTCTTCAGATATGGTCCACTCGCGGTAGCGCGGGTTGTCAGATATGACGATCAGCTCGCTTTTGACTTTCTGCAGGCGCTTAACGAACATGTCGCCGTTGTAGTCAAAGACGTAGATGCCATCACCATCGAAGCTGCTTACGGCGACATCAACAAAAATCAGATCGCCTGGCTCAATAGTGCCTTCCATACTGTCACCGCGAACGTTGATAAGCTTCACGGATGACTCCGGCCGGTTACCGAATATGACCCTTGCTTGATCGGGAACATATTCAATTGACCTTATGACTTCAACGACATCCTTTGAGGGCGAACCATCTCCGGCGCTTGCTGAAACATCAAGAACATCAATCCTGTACACATCTTTTCTCCCCTTTTTTATAATGGAACCAATACTGTATGAATCTACAGTATCATTCACCTCATTGGAAGAGAATAGCTCAGATACAGGAACTGCGAGAGCTTCAGCAATTTTATGGATGAGTGAATCACTGTAACCCTGCATCCCGCGTTCAAGGCGTGACAGGTTCCCCACGTCGCTATCCACGCGCAACGCGAGTTCATTCAGGGTCATCTTATTCGCTTTGCGAATCTGTCTAATCTTGTCGCCTATTTTCATGGCGGATATTCAACCTTTTTTATGCGCGTCACGCAAAGCGCCTTGCGCATATTTTATAATTCGCATATTATGCGTATAGCGCATTTAGGAGGTGCATTATGACAACACCATTAAGGAAAATGCGTGTAGAGAAAAAGCTGACAATTTCTGAGGTAGCCATCGCAACGCAACTTGACGTTGGAAACCTCAGCCGAATCGAAAGAGGAATTCAGGTTCCATCTCTCGAAACGGCAGAGAAGCTGTCCCGGTTCTTCAAAGGGAAGATCACCGAAATGCAGATTCTTTACCCGCAGCGTTACATGAAGTCAGCCGATACCGCGGCTTAAGCAACACCGCTCTTTAAAACTCTGACCCCGCTCCCACCGAAATGTCGGAGCAACCTCAAGTGACTTGCTCACCGCAATGTCACGCAATCATTTAACTACACGGAAATTATCAATCATGGAACACGCAAGAAATAGCAAGTTGATCAACGAAGTAGAAACAGAATTACGCAGCCGCCTGACTCACAAAGGGCAGCGCGTTCTGGCTGATGAGGCCGGATGGCATGAATCAAAGGTAAGCCGGTTAAACCTCCGCGATATGGCGACGGTTTTCGTGCTGCTGGAGAAGGTGTGGGAAACGAGCCTGATTGCAGAAGTAGCCCGGCAAGCGGTCTCAGCTGCGATGGGAAAAGAAAAGGCCCCGAGCGCTGGAACGCTAGAGGCCTGATGCGAAATGACTGGATCAATTCACAGGAGTAATAATACATGAAACCTGAGAAACATGAAAGATTTGCCCGCTTTAAAGAGCTGTCCCGGCAGCAATTTTACCGGTCATTCTCACAGCTCGGTGCCAGCAGATTGAGCCAGTGTCTGCAGGAAGCTAAAGCGAAGGAGAAGGGCAAATGAGTAACGTAGCGTTAGATAACGTCTCACCAATCAAACCTCACCTGAAGGTTGTGGAGCGTCGCGTGGCAGAGCTTGAAGATGGTTACACCAAGCTGTCGAACGTGCTTCTTGAAGAGTATGCCGGGGCTGACATTACCAAGCGTCAGTTTAAAGTCCTCCTGGCAATCCTGAGAAAAACCTATGGATGGAACAAGCCGATGGACAGAATCAGCGACTCTCAGCTATCCGAGATCGCAAAACTGCCTGTTAAACGCTGCAATGAAGCCAAGCTGGAGCTGGTCAGGATGGGGCTAGTCAAGCAGCAGGGCGGCATGTTTGGCCCCAACAAAAACGTCGATGAATGGCGCATCCCTCAAAGCGAGGGTATATCCCCTAAATTGAGGGATAAAACATCCCCTAAATTGAGGGAGCGCAATCCCTCAAAACAGGGGGACACAAAAGACACTATTAAAAATACAAAAGAAAACACCCCCCTTACCCCCCAGGGGGGAGAATCAGATCTCGCTCAGGAATGTCTGGATTTTTATAACCTGACAACCGACAGCAGATGCTCATCGACAGCACCATTTGAAAAAGCGCTAAGCACTGTGAAGGCCAAAGGAGTTTGCTACAGCTCTGAAGAGGTGAAGCTGGTAACGCTGTGGGCCTTTAAGGTCTGGAAGAACAAGCCATCCCCAAACAACCTTTGCCGCATGACGCGCTTCGATACTTACCTGTCTGACGCCCTGAAGTGGAATGACTGCACAGAGCGCAATCCAGAGCCATGCCCTCACGAGAAACTGGTGAGCCTGTGGAATACAAAATTCCCGGAGCGCGCAGTTGAGATGCACGAATGGAATAAAACCCGCCCGGCCTATCAAGGAATGGAAAGGGTTTGGAACAGCAAAACCAATAACGGCTCATGGCGCGAAGTTAAGCACATTGCCACCGTGTTCGACCTGATTCGCAAATCCAAGCTTTGCGACGGGCTACACGACAAGCACTGGCTAACGCTCGACTGGATCCTCGACGCAAAGAACTGGGCAAAGGTTTATGAGCAGGCCCGTCGTGAATACAAACTATCGCAACAGGGAGTGCCGGCATGAACCAGGTAAATAAATATGCTGATATGTACGTCGAACAGAGCGTGCTTGGTTCCGTCATGCTGGCTTCTTCAGTCGAAGAGCTGCAGGACAGCGCTATGGACGCCATTGAGAACCTGATGGCTGAGGATTTCACCAGCGCTTCGCATCGACTGGTGATAAATGCCATTAAGCGCCTGCACAGCACTGGCGCGAAGATTGATCTTCTGACTCTGAGTGCAGAGCTGGAGCAAACCGGTGAAATTCAAATGGCCGGCGGCTTTTCTTACTTGGCGGAAATCACAAAAAACACCCCTTCAGCGAGAAACCTTCCAGCGTATACCGCAAAGCTCAAAGAGCTAGCTCTGGGAAGAAGGGTTCAGTCTGCGCTAACAGCCGGAATGTCAAAGCTTCAAGAGCCCGGACTGGTTCCTCTGGCTGATATCATCGGCGGCATTCAGTCAGATATTGGCGCCATAGAGACGCAGCAGGAGTCAGGAACGCGACATATCATGGACGGAATCAATATCTCAATTAATGAGATCGAGTCGATTATCAATGGCGACATCTGGAAGCATCGCACTCAATTGGGCATGCAAACCATCGATGAGGCCTTTGGTGGTTTCAATAATACAGATTTCATCGTTGTAGGCGGACGGCCTGGCATGGGGAAAACCATGTTCAGCACCACCGTGACAGAGTGTGTCGCGCTTCATAGCAAAAAACCGGTTTTGTTCTTCAGTCTTGAAATGCCCATCGAGCAGATATCTCAGCGCATTGCCTACCACCGCGCCAGAATCAGCAAAGAGCAGCTCATCAACGAAGATAACAAAAGTGTATGCGATGCCGCATGGGCGAAGCTGAGCAATGCCCTCGGTGAGTTCCAGCAGGCTCCTATCCACATCAACGACAAAACATCGCTGAGCGTTCACCAGATTCGTGCTGAGGCCCGGCGAGTTCACAAACAGACCGGCGGACTGGGCGTGATTATCGTGGATTACCTTCAAAAGATGAAAATGACCAACCCGGAGAACATGAATCAGTCAGTCGGGGAGATAGCAACCGGCCTTAAGAACCTGGCTAAAGAGCTACGCTGCCCGGTTATCGCTCTTGCTCAGTTGAACCGTAACCTTGAGCAGCGTGCGAATAAGCGCCCTGTAAATGCTGACCTGCGCGAATCAGGCGTGATTGAGCAGGAAGCTGATGTGATTTTCATGGTTTACAGGGATGAGAAATACAACCCGCAGACAGAGATGAAAGGCGTAACTGAAATCATCTGCACTAAGTCTCGCCACGTTCCGGGGGCGGAAAAGGCCTACTACTTCAGTAGCGCACTGTCTGGTCTGGATCCGCTGGATATCCGCGCCATTAGGCAGGAAAGCTATGAGCATGAGCTTGAGTGTTAACATCGTTAGAGGCATTTATGTAAACTGTTTCAGCCCCCACCGATGGCCCGCTCAGAAATAAGGAAAAGAATATGACGTTAAAAAAACTTGATGCAGCAGCTTATTTAGAAAAAAAACTCGCACTATCCGAAGCCGTCAAAATTGAAGGCGAGCACCTCCTGATTGCTTTACCAGAGGGCGTGATTGATGACTGGTATGAAATCTCACTCGATTCACTTAAATCTCCTGAGCAGATTATCTCCTGGATCTTCCACCTGTCAGCCAAGTCATGGGTAGACAGAGCCATTCTGCGTAAATTCATCAAAGTAATCACCGATCATCGGGGCATTACCCTGTAAAAAATCTGGGGGCAACATGTTTAGTTCCAACGAAGCCGCTTCTCAAGCGGTTTTTTTGTGCCTGCGATTCGTGAATGAACGTGATGCACGGCAGCAGCCAGCCAAAGGTCAGAAACGGGGAGGTGGGTTTTGAAAATCATCACATGGCAGCGAAAACCAAATCGCTCTTTCTGGTTCCGCATCTTTGGCTATGGTCTGAACATCATCAATCGCGATTTATACCCGGCGCCATTCTCAATTCGTCACGGACATCGCAAGGAAATCCGAATGGGGCGATGGGGAGTGCATGTACTGCGCCGCAATCAATTAGGAGTCACCAATGAACAAGCTAACCGCTGAATACGCGTCAGAACTAGCAGAAGCCGTGAAGCTATTCATCAGCCAACCATTAAATTTCCCGTTGAGCCGCGGTCAAATTATGGAGGTTGCCCGTACTGCACTCCCCATACTGGAGCAGCAGGAGCGGGGTGAGGGTGAGTGGATTAGCTGCACCGAACGGTTGCCAGTGCAATATCAAAGTAACCGATACGTTCCTTTAACCCTCCTGCTAAATGAAAGGACAGTGGCGCAAGGTGGTTTTGATGATGGTCAGTTTTGGGTTGATGGGGTTGTAATGAACAATGTCACGCGCTGGCAGCCGATGCCATTACCGCCGGCAGCCACCAATCAGAACGGAGAGCAGTGATATGAACACCATCGACTATTTGTATCTTGTGCTGGTCCCTGTTGCAGAGGTATTCCGCTCCAAATTTCCTGAAGGGAAAGCGCCCTTTATCGCTATGAGAAACGCTAAGCAGTGCAGAGTAAAATTCACAAGCAAGCGACTCGATAAAGAGTGGCAGGCTTTCTGCAAACAACACGAACTTAAAAGCGATCCATCTATGGAGTGCTAACCATGAACAACGTAATCCCCTTAAAGCGCTCTGAGCACAAACCTCTCAGGGATACACATTCTGCCATAGTGACAGCACTGAAGATGATTCGTGAAGGCGGGCACAGCCAGCAGAGCATCGATCTGTTGTTGAGCGCAGCAGCTGACAATCTCTACGATTACGTGGAGAAAATCGAAGGGAGGTAGCAGTGGAGACGCAACGTTTTCTACTGAGAGACAGCAACATCCGACAGAACTGCATCACCGCCATCCAGCAACTGCCCGCCAATCCCGATAAACCAGTCGAAATAGTCATTCAGGAACGCAAGCGCAGTTCGGATCAGAACCGCCGCATGTGGCCGCTGCTGCATGACCTGTCCCGACAGGTTGAGTGGTACGGGCAGAAGTACACACCTGACGACTGGAAAGACCTCATTACCGCACTCGTAGTGAAATCCAAAAACGAACAGCAGCGCACCGCACCCGGTATCGGCGGCGGCGTCGTCATGTTCGGCTCCCGGACCAGCAAGATGCGTGTGAGCGAAATGGTTGAGGTGATTGAGGCTATCTACTGGTTCGGCACAGAGCAGAACGTGAAATTCAGCGACGAAGCCCGGTTAGAAATCGAATGGGCGCAGCGCTGGGGCGAAAATCAAAGGAGCAAATCATGTTAGCCAGAGAAGAGATAATCAGTTACCTCGCAGCCAACGGTTGCGCCACTTCAAGCCAGATTCACAATCACCTTGAGGATTTGGGATTCAAGCGCTGCACCTCAATGGGCGTCCTGTCCAAGATGGTAAGCAGTGGCGTAGTGCTGCGTGCCGGCCATCATCAGGAGTACGCCTGCCGATTGAATAAGGCCGTGAAGCATGACGTCAGCGCCGGTGAAAGCAGGGTAGTGCGTAAGCCAAAGGCGCCTAACGCAGTGTTCGATGACTGCCGGACGGTCAGTCCAATGCATCAGCTTAACGAGCTACTTAAGGCCGCAAGGGGGAATCATGCGTGAAACGTGGTTCACCCACCCCGATCCGCTAGATACGAAGACCGCCGACGAACTCCTCTCCAGCTACAAACTCCGAAACATCCAGGCAAAGAAATCACTCGCATTTGACCCACGCCTGTGGCTGGTGAGCGCCTTGCTGCCTGAGTTCCGGGAAGAGCCAAAGCCGAGCCGTCAGTATAAAAACCCAATGTGGAGCTGAAGATGAATTACAAAGAAATGAAGGATCACGAAATAAATGCCGCCGTTGGTGAAGCAATGGGCTGGAATGCAAAATTCATCCATCAGGACGATAGCGTAACGTTCAGGGATGACCTTGGCAGACTGCGAGGCAGAAAAAACTACTGCAAATCATGGGCTGACGCCGGTCCGATTATTGAAAAATATCGCATGACAATTATGCCTGCCTCGCAGGGAGAAAACTGGATGGCTCAGGCTTTTGAATATGCGCTGGCTGATGTCAGTACAAGACCTCTGCGTAGCGCCATGATTGTCTTCTTGATGATGCAGGAGAAGCCCAATGCGTGAGCGCTGCTGCCGCTGCCACTCCATCCTCACCTCAGAAGACAAGTATCACTACGGACAAAATTGCGAATCGTGCGAGTGCGATATCGAATGGGAGAATCATGAGCGAGATAACCCAATCAAGTCAGCCTACTGGCGCTGGCGAGCCATCTGCTTCTGTGTGCGCTTTCTGTTCTGCGGCGCTGCCAGAGTCAGTGGTGTACTGCTGCACAAGCTGCGAAATAAGCCTGATGCAGGACCCCAACTACCGGATGTGCGGAGAGGTGAATGATGGCTGAACTTAAAATAGGCTGCCTAGCCTTGGTGGTGAAAACTTATAACGTTCATGAAAACCTCGGCAGATCGGTAGTGATTGAGCGATTGATAGCTGACGGGAAGAGATTCAGGAGCCCCAAGACTAACGTAATGTGTGAAAACGCAAGTGGTGAGACTCTTTACCTCGTAACTGGAAACATCAAAAATGCGTTCGTCGGTGAAGATGGTTGGCATCTTATGCGCAGAAATCAGCTAATGCCCATCGACGGCGATGACTTCCAGCACGAAGACGAACGACAGAAGGAGCTTAATCATGCTGACAGCTGATTATCTGCGAGAATCATTGGATTATGATCCTGAGTCTGGGGTCTTTACATGGAGGGAGAGGCCTGCATCCCATTTCGAAACCTTAAGGGCTATGGGCGTATGGAATACTAAATTCGCCAGGAAAATAGCTGGAAGTGTTAAGCCTGACGGTTACGTAATCATAAAAGTTAATGGGCGCTTTTATGGCGCGCACAGATTGGCGTGGTTGCACATTTATGGGAAAAATCCATTTATTGTTGATCACATAAACAGAGATCCCGGCGACAATAGGATTTCAAATTTAAGGGATGTAGGTTTTTCTGAAAACACGATTAACAGCTTGAATAGGTCAGATAACACATCGGGAGTTAAGGGAGTCACCTGGCACGCACCAGCACAGAAATGGCAAGCGCGAATATGCTTGCGGGGAAAAAGAATAAGTCTCGGCATGTTCTCAGACCTAATGTCGGCGAAAAAAGCCAGAGAAAATGCAGAGGCCGAATTGTATGGCTTCATACCTGGGAAAACGATTCCGGGAGGTGCTAATGGCTAAAGGCATCAAGCCGCCGAAGCCGAAGAAGTGCAAATGCTGTCCTGAAAAGTTTATACCCCGCAATAGCCTCCAGACCGTCTGTTCTCCCAAATGTGCCATCCAACTCGCTAACCAGATTTCCGAGCGCAAGCAAAAGCGCCTGGAGAAAGAGCAGCGCGCTGCATGGAACAAGCGCAAAGCCGATGTGAAGCCGTTAAGCCACTGGATGAACATGACCCAGCGGGCATTCAACGACTACATCCGGGCGCGGGACGGGAATATCTGTATCAGCTGTGGCAGTACATCGGCGGTCAGCTATCACGCAGGGCATTACAGGACGACTGCAGCGGCTTCGCATTTACGTTTCAACGAGGACAATGTTCACAGCCAGTGCAGTGCGTGCAATACGCATCAGTCAGGCAACATCAGTCCATACCGCATCAACCTCATCACCAAAATCGGCCTTCAGCGCGTTCTGGCGCTCGAATCAAACAACGAACCTCACCGATACACCAGAGAAGAACTGGACGGCATACGTGCGCGTTACAGGGCTTTGCTCAGGGAATTGGTTAAGCAGAGAGAGGCAGCATGAACGAAATACATTTTCCCATTTCAACCGCAGCTGTTTTCGACGACTTCATATTTCCGATTCACCTCGATGGACCACATCAAATTGAGCAAGAACTCGTTCTGGCGGTTGGATGGTTCAGCCGGTGGTGCAACGAAGAGAAGATGGTTGTGAAGGCAAAGATGCTGGTCAGCTTCTGGGGGCTTTACCTGACCTACGAGCAGTCTATGGAGCGTGCAGCATGACCCAATACCTCAGAGAGAAGTGGCTCAGGCTACGCATCCTCAAGATGCGCGGCATGTATGAGATCAACTACCGGATAATCCGCAACACGGCGAAAATGATGGGGGTTAAAAATGCAATCTGATGCCTTAGCTCAACTTGCACAGGTAATGCGTAAATCAGACCTCAGGAAGAAATATCTGCAGCCGGTTAAGCTAATCACTCCGCTGCAGTCAGCATGGATTCGATGCCTGCTCGATATGTGGGGCGAAAAATATGGTGGTAGCGTAGGTCCAGAGGCGGGCAAGGTGAGCGTCATCGGGCGACTGATGATCCGCAAAGAGTGGAATGACCGTGAGTCAGAACGAATTATGGAAGTCGTCGAAAACCTCCATAAGCAGGGATATCGCGGAGATGAGCTTTTCCTCAAGGCCCAGCAACTGATTAACCCTCAAAACTCAGTCAGCAATCTTCTCGAGCGCGCCAACGAACAGGAAGATGCCGACTTAGTTGAATCTGTTATCTGCCGTATCTTTGCACCAAACAATCCGATCCGACATGTTGCAATTAAATACTACTGCGAACGCAAATGCGCGCAAGATATTGCCTACGAGCTATCCCGACTGACCGGTATTCATGTTGAGACCAGCAGAAAGCGAATCCGGTGGTGTCGTGAGTTGCTTGAAGCATCCCTATATCACGCGATAAAGCAGGAACTGAATGGGATAAATCACAAAAATGCTGCTTAAATGCAAAAAGTCGTAAAATTTATTTGATAACGAGACGTGGACCTGGTACATTTCTGATATGCTCGTGACAAAAGTCGTTGAGCAACAGAATTAAGTCAGTTCCATCGATTTGTGATAGTCAAAGCGCCCTGCGGTCTCACCAACTGCGAGGGCGTTTTTTATTTCTATACCCTGCAGGGGATAAGCAATACCGCATACCCTGTAGCGGATAAGTAACATCAATAAACTATTTCAAAGGTTCACTTCGGTGGGCCTTTTTTGTGCCCAGAAGACGAAGAAGGAAATAACCATGTTTACAGTTAAAAGCATCATTAATGGTGTGACCCACGTCTGCGAGAAAAGCATTGTTACTATTGCTCGCGCCGACTCAGATCGCTTCAACGACATTCTCCAGCAAACCAATAATTGGTCTAACCCTGACTTTGCTATCTGGCTTCCCGGTGTGTTTGCTGATGCGGAATGCAAAGACGCGATTCAGGAAGAGGAGATAATCGTTAGTGAGCGTGATGGCGTACTGGATGAAGATGCTATTGCGATCCTGATTGACGACTACGAAAGCCCTGAACATGCGAAGCGCAAGGCGTTTAATGGCCTGCACTATCAGTTTGTCTATCCAGGCGATCAGGTTTACGTGATGAACTCCCACGGGTCCACTATCGAGACTGTTAAGTAAGCATCCCAAGGCGCATCTGCGAGTGCGCCTGATGATGTATTGCTTCAACCATAAAATTATTCCAAAAGGTCGCCATTATAGCGGCCTTTTCTCGTTTATCGTCCCTGCCAATCAACGCGACCTCATGGATTTCCCCTAAGTGGCAGCGGGCGATCTTTTCTTCCAACAGCAATGAGCCGGTCTCACCGGGTTGCCGGAGACGGCTATGGCAGCAGAATTCTTCTCGAAAGAGATACTTCTCGGATTGGGCGGCGCTCTGTCTGTGGGGATCAACGGCTGGCTGGCGTTCAGCCGTTACTGGATAAGTAACAGGGCAAAGAATGCTAACGATAACCAGCAAATCGACATGCTCGATAAGCAGGAAAAGTACATAGAGCGGCTTGAGAAAACCAACTCTGAGCTCAGGGCTGACAATGCTGCCAAGGATGAAACAATCCGGCAGTACTGGAAGACAATCGCTGACACTCAGGCGCGGCTGCAGATTATCGAAAGCTCACAGAAGCACCTGGAAGAGCAGAACGAAAGCCTGAAAGCTCAGGTCAGGGAGCTGACCACATCAAATATGAACCTCGTAGCTCAGATAGCTGAGATGCGTAACGAATTGAGGGTATCGCGATGATTAGAGATAAGAATGGCGACCCCGTAATTACCTGGCAAATGCTGGTCGTGATTTTGGCTACGACGTTCGGCATCTACGCATGCGGCGTCGTATCAGGCTACTTCTACTTCCGTGGTGAGTATCTGGCAAAAGCAGATGCCAGAGACCGTGTTGTCAATGAAATCAAAAAGCAGGTAGACCAGCTTCCGACTCAGCAGGAGTTAAAGCAGGTTGTGAAACAGGATGAGAAGAAATGAGTCAGATTATCCCGATCCTGAATTTTGAAGAGGGTTTCCGCGCGCGCCCCTATGTGGATAGCGAAGGTTACCCAACAGTCGGTACCGGCTTTCTAATTGGTCCGAAAGGCGCTGCAATCAGTAACTACACATTCTCACTGTCAAAAAACGTCTCGGACGTATGGCTGCAGGAGTTAGTAGATACAAAAACAGCAGAAATGAAGGCATCACCTGCCGTTTACGCAGCAATGAGAAACTGCAATCCGGCGCGCGCCGATGTGCTCATAAGCATGGCGTATCAACTCGGCACTCAGGGGCTGGCAGGTTTCAAAAACACGCTGCAGATGATTACAGTTGGAAACTTCACTGGTGCGGCCGCTGGAATGATGAATAGCCTATGGGCGAAGCAGACCAGAAGTCGAGCTCTGCGCCATTCAGAGGTAATGAAAACTGGCACTTATGATGCTTACAGGGGGTTGATATGAACAAGTCCATCAACTCGCGGGTCATCGAATCAGCAAAGGATCGGTTCCATTACGACCCGGAAGAAGGGAAGTTTTATCGCCTTCGCGGTAGGAGAGCGAGTCGCCGCATTGCAGAAGAAATTACCTCATCAAATCATGGGTATATTGTTTTAAGCTTTTTGTCGACTAAGTACATGGCGCACAGGGTGGCGTGGGGTATGGTGCACGGCGAGTTAGATGAGTCTGTTTATATTGACCATATCGACGGCGATAAAACTAACAACAAAATATCCAATTTGAGAGTGGCGACAAAACAGCAGAATGGATGGAACGTTGGCTTGGCCAAGCAAAACACATCGGGAATAAAGGGTGTTCACTTTGATTCTTATTCTAATATGTGGCGAGCATCATGCCAACAAACAAAACTCGGAAGATTTAAGACTAAGGAAGAAGCAGCTGAGGCCGTAAAGAGCTACCGTGAAAGAGTGCATGGGCCGTTCGCAAACCATGGCGAGGAGGCAGCATGAACTTCGTTATCTGGCTCCTCATAATCGTAGCCGCTGTGATTGCCGTGCTGCTCGTCCGAAAGTACACCAGTCTGGAGTTTGTCGCTCATGCAAAGCTTCTATTCAAGGCGTACAGCGTATGGCTGGCATCAGCTGGTTCCGCACTTAGCGCGTGGGTGCAGTCATTCCCGCAAAATGCGCTCGATGCATGGAATGTGCTGCCGCCTGATATCAAATCGTTTCTGCCTCAGAACTACCTCGGCATGATTGGCGCTTTTATGGTGGCAATGGGGGTGGTTGCTCAGTTCGTCAGGCAGAAGAAACTCCTCGCCAGTAAGCAGCAGATGGAGAGCCAGCCATGACCTTTATCGCTTCACTATTATCAGGTTGGTGGACAGGAATCCTCGGCGGACTTGCTGTGCTGGCGGCTTTAGTCAGTGCCTATTTTGCCGGAAAGAAAATCGGCACCACTCAGACGCAGGCTAAAGCTGACGTCAAGGCTGCAGAAGTGAAGTCTGAGCAGGTTCAGGCTGTGGCTAAGAAGCAGTCCGACAACACGGAGAAAGCGAACAGTGTTAAACAGGCCAATGCTGCTCTCAGTGATTCTGCTCAGCGCGACAAGCTGCGCAACTCACAATTCAACTCCGACGACTGATACGCCGGTCGCCACTGTTGATTCACTCTGCACTCAGGACTCAGTTATCCGTACCCACGGTAAAGACCCCGACCTGATGGATATCCGAACCGTAAGGGCGATAAACGATCACAACGACCTCTGGGTGAAGCTGTGCGGAGAACCCAAATGAACATCATCAAGCGAGCCTGGTTATGGCTCATCACCAAAAAGGAAAATGAAGTGAGCGAACCAATCACTGATACAACCGTTGTGACAACCGATCCAGCCGCAGTAACTACCGTCACCGATGGTGGGACCACTGTGATTAACGAGACTGATGCAATCCTGTCCCGACTGAAGAAGCTGGTTGAAGCATCAGGCGCTCAGGCGCATGCGGTAATTGACGACCTGATTGCACTGGCTAAAAAACTGGGTTAGCAACACAAGGCTCATTCCCTGAGTGGGCCTGATGATGCCAGCCAGTCCCTCTGGAACAAAGCGCACTGACTTAAGTAAGAAGCGTCCGCATAGCGGAATCCTCCCGTGGATTCGGTCAGCAAGCGCAAGGGGCAAGCAGGGTTATAGGCGAAAGCTGAATTCCCCGACATGCGGTGAACGCCCACCGTGCGAGTTGCAGGCGTGGCACTCTGAGAGAAGAGGTTATTCATACATGGCTAAAGCCAAATGGCCTAAGTTGCCACGCTTTCTGATTCCACTATTCCATTGCGCCAACATATATCTTTGCCGCAGCAGAGATGAGTGGGTGCAGGCTGAGACGTGCATTGGATTACCCCCTGCAGACCTATTGCTCAGCAATGGTAGATGCAGGCACTTCGTCGATGATCAGACCGGCGAAAATCTTTATTTGATTGGCGTGTTCGACAACAGCCTTGCAACTCTGGTTCACGAGTGCGCTCACGCAACTTTCTACTGCTGTAGTGACGTTGGTGTAAGCGTGCAGACAGACCAGCCAAACGAAACCTATTGCTACTTGCTGGATAGGATGTTTAGCCACTTCCAGCCTTACATCAAACAGGAATAATCATGGCGACCGAAAAGAAAATGGGCCGCCCGACTGACTACCTTCCGGAAGTAGCTGAAGACATCTGCAACCTGCTTATGCTGGGCGAGAGTCTTCGCTCCATCTGCAAGCGTCCGGGCATGCCTGCAATCAGAACTGTCATGTACTGGTTACAGAGACACGAAGACTTCATGCAACAGTACGCGCGCGCACGCGAAGTTCAGGCTGAGTTACTGGCTGAGGAAATCATCACGATTGCGGATGACAGCAGCGGCGACGTCATTGTTGATGATGATGGCAACGAGCAGACCAACCATGAGCGTGTGGCTCGCTCCCGCCTTCGTGTTGATGCCCGTAAGTGGTATGCATCCAAGCTGGCACCGAAGCGATATGGCGATAAGGTGACGCATGAGCAGAACATCACGATCACCGATTTGACCGACTCAGAATTAGACGCGCGCCTTCAGGAGCTAACCAATGCAAAATCTCAGCCGGGAGCAGAAGATTGAGCTGGTAAAGCTGCTGGAAGAGAAGAGGCGACGCGGGAACGTTTATCGCTACCGTGGCTTTTATCAGTCGCGTCATCCCTGGCAAAAGCGATTTATTGCCAGCACCAAAGAATATTCTCAGTCAGCTCTCATCGCTGCTAACCGCGTTGGCAAGACAGAGACGGCGACATACATTGATGCCATCCACGGTATGGGTGATTATCCGGAAGAGTGGACAGGCCATCGATTCGATCATGCGCCGCTTATCTGGGTGCTGGGTTACTCCGGCGAGAAATGCCGCGACCTGCTACAGACGCCAATCATCGGGCGCAAGACAGATAACGGCTGGGAAGGTGGCCTGATACCCGGCGAGCTGATCACCGGCGTTGAGGCCATGACCGGCACACCAAACGCTGTCCGCTCCGTGTACATCAAGCACAAGTCAGGCGGCACAGCAAAGATTCAGTTCTGGTCCTACTCGCAGGGCCAGCACGCATTAATGGGTGACAGCGTCGACTGGTTCCATATCGATGAAGAACCCAAAGATCCCGACATCTTTCCGCAGGTACTGACGCGTACAGCGACTGGCGACCGTGGCAATGGTGGGCGTGGCATCCTCACGTTCACACCAGAGAACGGACGCACTGACCTCGTTATCGGCTTTATGGACACACCCAGCGCTGCACAGACGTGCATGAACGTTGGCTGGGATGATGCGCCACATCTGAGCGAAAAAGTTAAGACGGAGCTTCTGGCATCGTTTCCTGCGCATCAGCGCGACATGCGAACCAAAGGCATCCCGATGCTGGGGCACGGTCGAATCTATGACCTTGCCGATGATGCCATCATGTGTCAGCCGTTCCCATGCCCCGATCACTTCTTTGTAATTGACGGCCAGGACTTTGGCTGGGACCACCCGCAGGCGCACGTTCAGCTCTGGGAGGACCGGGATGAGGACGTTATCTACGTTGCTCACGTCTGGAAGGCCAGAGAGAAAAAGGCTGATGAAGCATGGCGCATGGTTAAGCGTTGGGCCGATGGTGTCCCGGTTGCATGGCCTCACGATGGCCTGCAGCACGAGAAGGGCGGCGGTCAGCAGCTTAAAGAGCAATACAAAGCTGAAGGCTTCAGGATGCTGGCAGAGCACGCGACATGGCCTGACGGCAATTACAAGGTTGAGCCTGGCATCCATGAGATTCGCGAGCGCATGCTTGATGGCAAGTTCAAAGTGTTCAGCACATGCCCGGAGTTCTTCGAAGAGTTCCGCATGTATCACCGCGATGAGCACGGAAAGATTGTGGCGATCAACGATGACGTCCTGTCAGCCGTTCGCTACGCCTACATGATGCGCCGGTCAGGTAAGCAGATGTTCAGCATTAAATCACCCCGCAAGAAGGCTCGCGTAGCCACCACAGAATACAACCTATTCGGGAGTTAACCATGGGTATCGAAACCGGCGCTCTGGCTGCTTACGCTGCCATTGCCTCTGCTGCCGTGGGCGCAGGAACAGCCGTTTACTCGGCAACACAGAATAAAGCTCCAGGAGTCAAAGGTGCACTGGCTCCAAACGCAGACGCCGCAACAGCGCAGGCAGATGACCTGCTTCGCAAGCGTTCACGTCAGGGCATCAATGCGAACATCCTCAGCGGCTCCGGTGGTGCAGGCAGCGTAGGCGCATCTTCTACCGGGCAGAAATCACTCTTAGGCGGTTAGCATGGCGAAGGAAAACGACGAGCTGCTTGACCAGATACTCCGCGACCAGTCGACAATGGAAACATCCCGGTCAGCATGGGAGCAGCTCTGGCAGGAAGTAGCAGAGCGTTGTTTACCCCGCGGAGCTGACTTCAAAGGTGAGATTCGCGACGGACAGAAGAAGTCCGATAAGGCTATCGACTCAACCCCCATTGTTGCACTTGAGCGATTTGCTGCTGCCATGGAGTCAGTCATTACCCCGCGCACCCAGACGTGGCACGGCCTGCAGAATGAGCGATTCAGTGATGACACCGAGGTGCAGGGGTACTTCGAGGAAGTCACAAAGGTTCTGTTCCGGCTGCGTTACGCACCGTGGGCCAACTTCGCCAACCAGATGAGTGAGAACTACATATCGCAGGGCGCATTTGGCAATGGCTGTATGTACGTGGATGAGCTGCCCGGTAAAGGTATGCGCTACCTGACGTATCATCTTCGTGAGATTTACTACGAGGAGAACTATCAGGGTATCGTCGACCTCGTTCACCGCAAGTTCAAACTCAACGCCCGGCAGGCTGTACAGCAGTTTGGCAAAGACAATCTGCCGGAGAGCATTCAGCGCGCCTCTGAATCAGCACCGATGAGCAAGTTCGAGTTCATCCATCGCGTTTGCCCGAACACAGAAATCCAGTTCACCGAAGACGGTAAGCCTAAGCAGGACCACTCAGGCATGCCATGGGCGTCCTATTACATCTGCAAGGAAGGGCGGAAGATTGTCCAGCAGAGCGGATATCACACAATGCCATACTGCATTGGCCGCTACTACAAATCACCGGGTGAGACTTACGGACGCGGGCCGGGAATGACGGCGCTGCCTGACATCAAAGTCCTGAATGAGATGAACAGGGAAACGCTGATTGGCGCGCAGCTTGCAAACCGTCCGCCGATTCTTGTGGCTGATGATGGTGTGCTGGATACCTTCAACCTGACTCCTGCGGCAATCATTCCGGGTGGCATGAGCTCGAACGGCTCACCACTGGCCGCGCCGTTTACCTCCGGCTCTCAGCCTAATCTCGGGCTGGAGATGATGGACCAGAAGCGCCAGCTGATTAATGACGTATTTCTGGTGACGCTGTTCCAGATTCTCGTGGATAACCCACAGATGACGGCGACAGAGGCCATGCTGCGCGCTCAGGAAAAAGGCCAGCTAATGGCCCCGACCGCCGGTCGCATTATGTCAGAGCAGCTTGGCCCGATGATTGAGCGTGAGATTGATATATGCGCCCGCAACGGCCTGCTGCCCGATCCGCCTCAGCAGCTTATCGATGCCGGAATGGAATATGACATCGACTACAAATCCCCACTGGTGCGCATGCAGCGCGCAGAGCAGGGGCAGGGCATCCTTACCACGCTGGGCGTTGTCAGCCAGGCGGCACAATTCGATCCAAGCGTTCTCGGCCTCGTGAAGTACGGCAATGCAATCAGGGAGCTGGCGGACATTAACGGCATGCCGCTGTCGCTGCTGCTCACCGAAGAGGAAGAGCAGGAGGCTAAAGCAGAGCAGGCACAACAGGAGCAGCTGAACAACCTGCTTAACGCAGCGCCGAACATCGCAACCGCAGCTGACAAACTGGCATCTGCCAACCAGAAAGCCAATACACCACTACCCGCACCGCAATAACCACCTGAAGGGATGACATGAGCAGATTAATTCTGAGGCGTGCGCGTGCCTTCAGGTCGGTATTTGGCACCACTGGCAAGCGCACCAAAGAACAGGAAATTGTTATCAAGGTGCTGGCTGACTTCTGCCGGGTGAACAAGTCCAGCGTGACTGTATCGCCCATTCACCGGCAGGTAGACCCGCTGGCAACATGTGTGGCTGAAGGCCGTCGCGAAGTGATGAACCGCATATCCCAATATCTTCAGCTCGACCAGGAAGAGCTGATCCGAATTATCAACGAGGCAGAGAAAACCGATGTTTAACATTCGTGACCTTATTCGCGTTTACATGAACGAAGCCGGTGAAGCCGACCAGTCTGGCGCTGGCAATGCTCAGCAGCCCGACACCGAAGGGCAGTCGCAATCAACCAACACCAATCTGCTGGGCGGTGATGAGCAGCAGCAGGCCGCCGAGCCATTCCTCTCAGCACTGCCTGAAGAAGGTGATGCAGAAGGCTGGGGCAACGTATGGAACAAGCTCGGGCGGCCCGAGACTGCTGAAGGGTATGAGCTGCCAGTGCCGGAAGGTGACAGCGGTGAATTCGCCGGAGCAGCCAGCGGGAAGATGTATGAGCTGGGTCTGAGCAAGGCGCAGGCTCAGGGCATCGCAGAGTGGTACAACAGCCAGCAGTCGCAGATGGTTGAGCAGTTCAATCAGCAGCGCGAGCAGCAGGCCACAGAGAATGTCGCCGCCATCCGAAAAGAGTGGGGCAACAACTTCGACACCAACGTTGCGGTAGCCAACAAAGCCATCTCTGCATATCTGGCGCCGGAGGCTATTCAGGCGCTGAAAGATAGCGGACTGGGCAGCAACCCTCACTTCGTCAAAGCATTCCACAAAATCGGCCAGTCGCTTTCCGAGGCGAAGGTCATCAATGGTGAGCCGTCTCAGAGCGGACCCAAATCAACAGAAGACATCTTCTACGGAAGCAACTAAAGGAACCATAACCGATGGCTATTATTGGCAACACGGCTCTTACGCTGGCCGACTGGGCGAAGCGTCAGGACCCAGACCTGAAACAGGCTCGCATCATTGAGATGCTGAACCAGAAGAACCCTATCCTGCTGGATATGCCGTTCATCGAATCCAACGCGCCGACCCACCACCGCACCACGGTCCGCACCTCACTGCCTGCCGCTCAGTGGCGTCGCATCAACAAGGGTGTGAGCAAAGGTAAATCAACCACGGCGCAGGTTGATGAAGCCGTTGCAATCATGGAAACCTACTCTGAGGTCGACAAAGAGCTGGCTGACCTGAACGGCAACACCGGTGCATTCCGCCTGTCTGAGGCTCAGGCATTTTTGGAAGGCATGAACCAGCAGATGGCTACGACCCTTTTCTATGGTGACAAGTCTAAAGATCCTGCGTCGTTCGATGGTTTTGCTACGCGCTATAACGAGCTTGATGCGCAGAATGGCAAAAACATCATTAATGCTGGCGGTACCGGCGACAACCTGACCTCAATCTACATTGTTGGCTGGGGAGATCAGACTGTCCATGGCCTCTATCCAAAAGGTTCGCGTGCTGGGTTGTTCCATAACGATCTGGGCGAACAAACCCTGAAGGATGAAGACGGCGGCCAGTATCAGGGCTATCGCGATCACTTCCAGTGGAAGACCGGCCTTGCTGTGCGTGACTGGCGCTATGTCGTACGCATTGCAAACATCGACGCAACCAAGATGCTGGATGAGAAATCAAACGGCAAGTTCGCGACAGATCTGGTTCGGCTGATGATTGCAGCGACTCACATCCTGCCAGACCGCAGTGCTCGCATGGGCATCTACATGAACCGCACGCTGGGTGGTTTCTTTGACATGCAGGCAGTTGAGAAACCATCTCTGGGCCTGAACATCATCAAAGACACCGAAGGCCGCCCATGGACTGATTTCCGTGGCATGCCGTTCCGCGAAACCGATGCCATTATCGATGGCGAAACTGCTGTAGCGTAAGGAGCTAAGCAATGGCAATTCTTGATAATGAGCTGACGTTTTCGAATGCTCAGGCGGTCACTGCGACCGCCGTATCAACCAACGTGGTTGACCTGAACGTTGATCGCGATATCGGCATCGGTGAGCCTGTTTACCTGGCGTTACAGGTAGGCACAGCGTTCGCTGGACTGACTTCACTCACTGTTGAGCTGCAGACCAGCGCAGACAACAGCACGTGGTCAACCCTGTACAACTCCGGTGCTATCCCGCTGGCAGACCTGACCGCTGGCGCACAGCCAGTGCGTGTTGTCGTACCGTCCCGTACTGAACGTTATCTGCGAGTCAGTTACACCGTGGCAGGCACCGGCACCGCTGGCACCGTTACAGCATCACTGCTGCTCGGCCCGGATGGCTACCGCGCTTACCCGGCTGGCTCACCGACTCCGGACTTCTCAGCGGTTACTAACGTTTCCGTTACCGGCGTCAGCGTCAGCCCGACCACCGCAAGCGTAGCTGTGGGCGCGACGGTTGCACTGACCGCCAGCGTGTCACCATCTGATGCGACCAACTCGGCAATCTCTGCAACCTCGTCTAACACCGCAGTGGCAACCGTGACTCGCTCCGGCAATACCATCACAGTGAAAGGCGTTGCGGCAGGTACGGCTACAGTCACTGTCACCACGGCAGACGGCGGACACACCGCGACCAGCACCATCACTGTTACTGCATCGTAACTCTGGTGTACCGAACACAGCCCTCTCCGGAGGGCTTTTTTAATGGTGAGATATGACTACCAAGATAATCGTCATAAACCGCGCCTTAGTGAAGCTGGGCGAAGAACGCCTGATGAGCGAGACGGATAACAACAAGGCTTCCAGAACCATCGAGGCGATTTATGACGGCTTGCTTGAGAGCCTGCTGCGTGACTACCGCTGGGCGTTCTCTATCAAGCGGGCAAAGCTTTCAGCATTGAGTGATGCGCCAGCCTATGGATATTCCCATCAGTATCAGCTTCCGGCCGACTTCCTCCGTATGGATGAGGTTCTCAACAGCGCGCTGATGAGTCCGTTATGCGGAGCGATTGACCAGCTTCGTGATTCACCCTGGCAGATTGAAGGCCGCAGGATACTCACAGACATCGAGGCGCCACTTCGTCTACGGTACGGCGCGAAAGTCACGGACCCGTCGCAGTGGGATAGCTCGTTTGCCGAAGCATTCGCCTGCCTGCTGGCCTATGAGATGTGCGAATCCCTCACGCAGTCGACCACTAAAAAGCAAGCAGCCGGTCAGGACTTTGAAACGGCGATAAAAGCGGCGCGAGCGGCAAGTGCCATTGAGCGGCCACGCATTAAGCAGCAGGAAACATCCTGGTTAACATCGAGGTTATAAATGCCATCAGCTTCCCCATCACTCAACAGCTTCAATGCCGGTGAGTTCTCCCCGCTGATGATGGGGCAGACCAACTTTGAAAAGTGGTCATCTGGCGTTAAGTCTATGCTTAACTTTATCCCCCGCTCTCAGGGTCCTGCAGAGCGCCGCGGCGGCACCTACTTCGTTTCTGAAGTGAAAGGATCAAACCAGCGAGTCTGGCTGGCTAAGTTCGAGTTCAACACTACGCAGGCTTTCATCCTGGAGTTCGGACCGCAGTACATCAGGTTTTATTCTGACCATGGCGTTGCATTAAATGCATCCGGGGAAACGCTTGAAGTTGCCACTCCATTCACGGCTGATGAGCTGACCAACAGTGATGGCGGGTTTGGCCTGTCAATGGTGCAGAGCGGGGATGTCATCTACATCTGCACGCACACCGGCAACCTGCCGCCGTATAAGCTGTCGCGGGAGTCAAACACCAACTGGACGATTGATTCCTTCGATTACGCCGGAGCGCATGGGCCGTTTCGGGATATCAACTCAGATCGCACCATTACAGTACACACAGACCAATTCCGTATCTGGTCAGCCAATGGGGCAACTCGCCCGGACGGGACGCCTACCACGACCACTCAATGCACCATCACTGCCAACTCGGGCATTTTCGATGCGGCACATGTGGGCGGCCTATTCTACATAGAGTCGAGCACTGATGCCGTTACGGATGGCACTGGTAAAGGTGGCTATATACCGGCATGGGAAGCAGGAACAACATCAACATTTGCCGTAGGCATGTTTTGCAGAAGTGATGGCAAATACTACGAAGACCTGGACGGTTCGCAGACTGGCGCAACTCAGCCTACGTGGACGGCAGGCGCTCATCGTGACGGGCCATCAAACGCATCACTCTGGCGGTATTCGAATGGCGGCTGGGGAATTATTCAGATTACCTCTGTCGTCAGCAGCACACAGGCTGTTGGCAAAATCCTGACAGAGATTCCTCCGAGCGTTCGTGAGTCAACCGGCAATACTTATAAATGGGCATTTGGTGAGTGGTCTCCCAAATACGGCTTCCCAACAAAGGTGGCTTTCTATAAGAACCGCCTCCTGTTCGCGGCTCGTGGCAAGCTGTGGTTCTCCGTAGCTTCCGACTATGAGAACTTCACCACCATGACGAATGGGTATGAGGTTCAGTCTGACGATGCCATTAACGTTCAGATTGAAGCAGATTCAACCAACACCATTCAATGGCTGGCCCCCGGGTCATCTCTGTTGGTTGGCACCGCGGGTGGAGAGCATTCATGCTCACCGTCAACCACAACGGCTGCATTCGGGCCTGACAACATCCAGATAACCAAAGAGTCATCCTATGGCTCAAAAGGAGTCAACGCAGTGCAGGTTGGCGCTACGTCGATGTTTGTTCAGCGCGCAGGATGCAAAGTCAGGGCAGTCCTGTCTGACTTAGAGAGCGGCTCATACAGCACCAGCGACGTGACGATCCTTGCGGAGCACATAACCCGTGCGGGCATTGTTGATATGGCCTGGCAGCAGGAGCCGGACTATGTGCTTTGGGTCGTGCTCGCTGATGGCTCGCTGGTCGCAATGACCTACAACGATGAGCAGAAAGTTACAGCATGGCATCGTCATGACGTGAATGGTCATGTAGAGGCCGTCTCCTGCATTCCTGACCCTGCCGGAATCAGGGACGACCTGTGGATCGTAGTCAAGCGAACCATCAACGGCTTAACTAAGCGCTATGTCGAGTACCTGAGGTCGGCATGGGATGCATCAACGGAATCGCTATCTGAGGCGTTCTATGTTGATTGTGGGCTTAGCTATCGCGGGGCGCCCACCAAAACCATCTCAGGGCTATCGCACCTCGAAGGTGAAACAGTGTCTGTGGTTACCGATGGCGCAGTGCATCCGGAGGTAATTGTGACCAGCGGAAGCATCTCGCTTGAAACATCAGCATCTGTAGCTCACGTTGGCCTGCCATACCGCTCCGAGCTTATCACCCTGCCTCTTGAGGCGGGTGGAACGGCTGGAACTGCTCAGGGTAAAACCAAGCGCATCAGCAAGCTGACTCTCAGGTTCGTGAATACCCTAGGTGGCAAAGCAGGCCAGTTGGGCGGCAACTATCTGGACACAATAGAGAGTCGTGATTACTCGGACCTGATGGATAAGCCCCCGTCAGCCTTTACTGATGACCGGGATATCGATTTCGCTGGTGGCTATGATACTCAGGGATGCATCAGGGTTGTTCAGGACCAGCCACTCCCGATGACACTGGTGGCAATTTATCCCCGCTCATGGACAACTTCAGAATGAAAATAATCGAATATAAGCCAGAGCATCTTGCGATGATTACGCCACAAAAGAGCCAGGCGGGTATAGACCTTTCTCCTGAGTGTGCCAGGCAACTCTCTCAATATGACAGCTTTACCGGAATGGTTGACGGTAACGTTGTGGCTATCGGCGGCCTTATAAGGTTGAGCAGCACGCGTGCTTATCTCTATCTGATAGTGTCTGATGGCATTCCATATCAATGGACAAGCCTTTACAGAGCAGCCAGAAGGCTGATTGGGGTCGCGCTAAATGATTTCGTGAGACTCGAAAGTATGTGTGACTTCGGCGAGGCAGAGCGTTGGCTGAAAATGCTGGGATTCCAATGTGAAGGAACCATGCGCCGCGCTGGACCTGATGGCGAGGATGCGAAAATGTACAGCATAGTGAGGGATTAAATGCAGCCTACCACTAATTCTAACGCCTCATGGCTCTCATCAGTTTTTAGTTCGGGTGGTTCTGCCAATACCTCACCAGCCTCTTCTTCAACCGCATCAACGGGTAGTCAGCAAGGTACGAATTATGCCGCGCTGGCACAGGGAGCGGCGTCTCTTTTTGGATCAGCCAGCAATGCCATGCAGGGCTCGATCCAGGCAAGAAACAGCAATTACAACGCATCCCTCCTTGACCAGCAGGCTCGCACTGTTGCACTGCAGACCGGTTCTCAAACCGCTCAGATTCGCAGGCAGGGAGGACAGGCTCTCGCAGGTCAGTCTGCTGCGTTTGCTGATAACGGCACCGGGTCTGGCGGGAGTAACGCACTCATTCAGCGCTCTACGGCTATTGATACAGAAATGGACGCTGCTACGGCTGATTATAACGGCAGGATGCAGATGGCTGAGTTGCAGAATCAGGCGGCGGCACAGCGGGCGCAGGCGAAAGCACAGCGGCCCGGACTCGTCAGTCTGCTGGGTGGCATCACTAATGCGGCAGGCAGTTACTACAGCACATCGGCAATGACAAAACGGTAGGTTAACAATGGCACGAATTCCGGTATACGAGCGTCAGGTAGGGTTGCGAGCTGGCGGCCCATCTCCGGTTAACCTGCCGTCTCAGTCCACTGATGCTCAAATGCTTCAGCAGGGTGTTAATTCCTTTGCCGATGCAGCAGTCAGGTTGCAGCAGCAGCAGAACTCCGTCCGTGGCACGCAGTACATGACAGACTTTGTTAACTCCCAGTCGTCGCTCGGCAAGGCTCTGAATGATGCTCAGCAACAATCGAAAGATGGCATCGACTACATCCCGGCTGCGCAGCAACTGATTAAGCAGCATCAGGAAGATTTCTTCTCTCAGCACCCCGGAATGAGCGATACCGAAAAGCAGGACTATACCCTGCGATGGGAGCAGTCACGCGGCCAGCTTGAGAATCAGGCGATAAACTGGGGGCAGAATCAGGCCAAACAGATTTCAGTCGCTAACCTGAACGACAGCGCGTCTGCAGTCGGCAACGCCATTCTGCAGGACCCGAACGCAGCCAAAGCGCTGGCGGTGGCTCACCTGCAGGCAATTGACCAGAGCGATCTGGACCCGGCAACCAAGGCAGAGATTGCCAGCCGCTCCCGGAACATGTGGGCGTTGTCTGCAGCGCAGTATGGTATCCAGAAGGATGCTCAGCATGTAATTGACCAGCACGGAGCATTTCAGGCGGCTCAGACCGTTGGGGCCGGAGACGGATCAGCAATGCCATCAGGCTCGCCTTCCACTCTGGCTACCCGAAATAACAACCCGCTGAATATCCGCTTCAGCAATACGAATAACTGGGCGGGAAAGGGCGGCGATAACGGCACTGGCTTTGAGCATTTTGACACGCCTGACCACGGATTCCGTGCGGGCCTCAAGCTGATGCGTAACCACATCAACAATGGCAGCGATACCCTCTCCAGTTTAATCAGTAAGTGGGCCCCGGCAGGAGACAACAATAACCCTGTCCAGTATGCGCAGTCAGTGAGCCAGCAAACCGGCATTCCTGTCGACGCAAAACTAAACCCAAACGACCCGCAGCAAATGACAGCTGTTGCCAGAGCAATGGCGCGTCAGGAAGGTTACGGCGCACCGGTGAGCGACTCTCAACTGAGTCGGGCCTGGTCATCACAGAGCGATCCGAATCAGCTTGCCCCTGGCGTTCCATGGGGCCAGCTAACCCCTCAGCAGACAAATGGAATCATTAATCAGGCGCAGGCAAAGGTTGATCAGCAGAATACGCAGCGCCGCCTGCTGATGCAGGACCAGATGCGCAACGACACCGCCCTGATTGAGTCTGGCAATCCGGTCGCGAACCCGATTAGCCGCGAGCAGTGGATTAGCACAGCACCGCATGATGCCACGCCTGAGCAGCTGACAATTCTGGATAAGCAGTTCCAGCAGTACGCACTGCTGAATCAGCTGCAACCCATCTACTCCGACATCAACACGAAGTCGGCGGGTGAGGGGCTGGCGTCAGTGCAAAGCATCAGGCCAACGGGAAGCGAGGACGATTTTGCTTTCCGCCAGCAGCGTTACCAGCAGGCTATCCAGAAATATCAGCAAGTAATCGGCGCTCGTGAAAAAGACCCGGGCGGGTGGCTGGCCCAGAACTCCCCTGAAGTGAAGGCGGCTTACCAGACCTACCAGCAGGACCCATCCCAGGGTGCTTTGCTGGCTCAGGCTATTCTGGTGGACAAGTCTCGACTGGGAATAAAGAGCAAGGACGTCCTTCCGGATGCGCTGGCTGATGGCATTCTGCAGCAGATTGACACCAGTAAGGAGCAGAGCGTGGCTGCAATTCAGGGTATTGCCGGCCAGTTCGGGCCCTATGCCGACCAGGTGATGCAACAGGTTCAGAAGAAAGCAGGGCCCGTTCTTCAGGTTGTCATGGCAACGGATAACCCGCGATCGGCAAACACACTGTGGCAAAACCGCAACGTTAAAACTGGCGATATCAAAGACGCCATCAACACGGATAACAAGGGTGCATCTGACTCTGCAGACAGTGAGTGGGCCAGCCAGTCAAAGGACTTTGCTACCACGATGGTTAATCAGCCAGGTGGAGTTGGCGTCTGGAACAACTTCAACGAGCAGGGTCGTCGCCTTACCTACCTCAACATTCAGAAAGGAATGAGCCCTGGCGATGCTGCGAAGCAGGCCTATCAGGATGTCCTCGGCTCGCAGTATCAGACTCAGGGATCATGGCGCCTGCCGGTTAAATACGGTCTCGATTTGAGCGATGTGCGAGATGGCGCAAACCATTATCTGGAAAACCTGAAGGCAGACCAGATTATGCCTCTGCAGGGAGATCCGCGACTGGGTGATGAGATTAATCGTCAGCAAAGCCTGTCGCGCATCCGTGATAATGCCGAGTGGGTAACCAACGCTGATGAAACCGGCCTGATTCTAACGCTGAATGGCCTGGTGGTTAACGGCAGCAACGGAACGCCTATCACCGCCAACTTCAATGACCTGTCCAAAGCGGGCCAGCAGAATCGCGGGTTGCTCAACAGCATCGGCAAGTTCTTCTCATCGCCAACCAAGTTTGACGCGAAAAAAGGCGGCATGACGCCGGAGCGCGCATTGTTCGGTGATAACTTCCAGCAAGGAGTACAGCGTTGACGATTTACACACAAGACCCGGGTCAGGGTATTAACCAGCCAATCGGCAATGCCGCTTCAGGTCTTGGTGAATCGCTTGCTGCTACTTTTGAGCAGGGGTTTGAAGAAGGACCGTTTAACTCTGCATTGCGCCTTAACCGCGCTTACGGACAGTTAAATGATACCTCATCAGCGATGGTGCCGAAGTCGCAGGCTGACGCGACGCTGAAGCAGTACGGTGTCAAAAGCATTAACATCCCGGATGAGGGCGTTACCCAGACATATCTGGATAATGTGGTATCGAACCGAAAGGACACGCTGGCGAAGCAGCAGATCGCCGCTGCAGCTCCATCTGGCTTTGTTGCCACGCCTCTTAACGTGATGGCAAATCTCGCTGGCGCAATGGCAGACCCGGGCAACCTTGCTTTGGCTCTGGTGCCATTCGCTGGCGAGGCGCGCGCAGCGACATTGCTTGGGCGTGCCGGAGAGAGACTTCTGCAGGGCGCAGCAATGGGCGGACTCCAGACCGGCGCAACTCTTCCGACCATGGCAATGGCATCGGCGGCGGAGGGTGATGATTTCACGCTGGGAAGCGCCATGGAGAACCTTTTCTATGGCACGGTCGGCGGCGGTCTGCTTCATGCCGGTGGCGGAGTAATTGCCGATTTGGTTAGGGGCCGCAGGCCCACTGTCACCAGTGAGTCGCCACTTGAGACAACAGCGCGTGTTGAGCCTGTTTCTGAGCCGGTATCGCCGAGTCGCGTATCAGCAGGTGAGCCTGATAATGCATCGCCGTTACTTGACCAGACCATTTCACGTGAGGCAGACAATTACGCCTACAGCCGCGCATATGATGACGTAATCCCTGAGTATCAGCAGTCGCTTCAGAACCTGCAGCAGGGCCGAATCGATAACGTAGCTGATCTGCGGGCGGAGATGGCCGCAAATGAGCATGCAGCCAGTCGGCTGGATGCAACGCTTAAATCTCGGACTGACCAATATCAGCAACAGCGCATTAAGTATCGCGATGCACGTCAGCGAGCGCTGGCCGATATTGAAAGTGAAAAGCAGGCTCTCTCTTCACGTAACGACGAAATAAATCAGGCTCTGGAAGGCAATGCCGCGGCAGAGAAAGCCTCATGGGAGCTAAGCGCAATCGGTCGCGGAGAAATCCCTGACGGACTGGCAGGAAGAATCAGCGATCGTGCCGGTCAGATAAAGTCCGGGCTGAAGCGCACCTCTCTTGCCGAGGGGGTACGAACAGCCGCACAGAGAATCGACGACGCCCACTGGACTCAGCGACAGAATGCTTTCAGAGCAGGACTGTCGCACATGATGCAGGGCAAGGCGCCAGACGTTGAGCCTTTCTTCGATATGACCGCCCCCGAACTGCGGGAGCCATCTATCGAGCAAATCAGAAAGGGACCGCGCAGCGATACCGAGCCATCTACAGTGAACGCCAGCAGGGATGCAGAAGCAGACTACCAGCGAGCAAGTCGTGATGATGCTGACCTGCTGAATGCTCAGGAAGATTTTGAATCTGAACTGGCGCTGGCTAAAAGCCGTGTCGATGAGCTGGACTCACCGGAACTGCGAGAGGCGCTGGGTGAAATTCAGAAGCAGGCCAGTGACGAAAGTCTGTTTAAAGGGTATCAGGAATATGCAGCCTGTATGCTCAGGAGAATGTAATGGCTAATCAGTTTCTGACGCAGTGCGAGCAGGCAGTCAACAAGGCAGCCGGACGTGAACTGTCTGAGCAGGAAATGGAAACACTGGTACGCGACATGGAAAACACCGTGAAGCGTATCCGGGCTGAGAATGAAGGGATTTCACTGCAGGATGCGGCGCTACGCGCAGCGGAAGAGTTAGGTAATCAGGAAAAGCTGGCAAACGTTATTGAAGCCCGTAATAAGGCAATCAACACGCGGGTTGCAGCAGAGCGGCTGGCTTTCCTGCGCGACAGTTTCTCTGACCGCCCGGATATTGGCTTGTCAGCCATTCTGGTTGGTCGTAACGAGGCGCGCACGGGTAGCCGATCCTCTGCATCATCAGAGCAGTTTCAGCTGCGCTCTAAATACCTGTCAGGCCTCAATCATGACTTGGAGCAGGCTGATGTGCTGAAGTTTCTCGCAGCCGGCGCTAACGACGCTGAGGTTGCAGATGCGATGTGGCGGATGGGCAAAGGAGAGGCGACCAATGGTCTCCGCCCGGAATCGGTGAAGATTGCGGAAATCATCACCAAGTGGCAGGAGGCAGCACGCATCGATGCTAATAAGGCTGGCGCATGGATTCGCAAAATGCCTGGCTACATTGCCCGTCAGGGGCATGACATGATGAAAATCCGCGCCGCGGGCTTTGATGCGTGGAAGCAGTCAATCCTGCCACGGCTGGACAATGCCACTTTTGAGGGTGTTACAGACATTGATGCTTTTCTGCGAAACGCATATGACGGTCTGGCATCTGGTGTCCATCTGTCCTCCGAAAAGCCTGACTGGATGAAAGGCTTTAAAGGCTCGCAGAACGTTGCACGCCGTGCCAGTCAGGAGCGCGTGTTGCACTTTAAAGACGGTGTTGCATGGCACGAGTACAATCAGCAATACGGTGTTGGCAGCCTGCGTGAAGCGATATTTGGCGGCCTTGAATCCTCAGCCCGCAACACTGGTCTGATGCGCGTCTTGGGTACAAACCCGGAGAACATGCTCAACTATCTGGCTGATACAGTATCGAACGATCTGCGTGGTAACGAGAAAGGCCTGCGCGCCTTCACGGACGCACGGCGCAGCCAGATTAAAAGCCAGATGGCAGAGGTTACCGGCTCGACCAACATCCCCGGCTCAACAGCACTGGCTCGCTTTGGTTCAACCACACGCGCAGTGGACTCGATGATTAAGCTTGGCGGCGCGCTGATTTCATCTTTCAACGACCTTGCCAGTAATGCGCTGGAGCTTCGTTATCAGGGCAAGAGCTTCCCGCAGGCACTGACGGAATCTATTCAGGGCCGGCTTAAACGATATTCGGCACCTGAGCAGAAGCAAATCCTCAGCTCGCTTGGCGTGTACGCCGACTCAATGCGTGATGAAATCCTGCAGAGATTCTCTGGTGATGTGACTCTTCCGGGTAAGGTATCCCGCCTGCAGCGCCAGTTCTTCAAGCTCAACGGTCTTAACTGGTGGACAGATGCCTCGCGTAATACCACGGCCACAATGATTTCTCACTGGCTTGCTGATAATGCAGGTTCGGCGCATGCCACGCTAAATGGCGATTTAAAACGCGCGCTGGACTTACACAGCATTGGTGAGGCTGAGTGGAATATCTATCGCCAGATGGATTTGAAAGGTTCTGAAGGCCGCAAGTTCATGACGCCTGACGGCATAGATTCAATCCCTGATGAGGTGATCGCGAAATACGTTTCCGATCGCAACATTAACGTGAACGAGAAAAGCCTGCAGGCAGGCCGCGAACAGTTGGCTGATAAGTTGCGTGGTTATGTTCTCGACCGAGTCATGGTTGCAATGACAGAGCCAACTGCACGTACTCGCGCACTGATGAAGCAGGGAACACAGCCGGGAACAGTGGAGGGCGAGCTGCTCCGCTTCATCGGACAGTACAAATCCTTTACCGCATCTTTCATGCAGCAGGCGCTGGGTCGTGAAGTGTTTGGTCGGGGCTACACACCTGCACCGCTGGGTCAGGGGCGATGGGGTAGCGTGCAGAACGCACTGTTTAAAAGCGGGAAGGGTGAGATGGTTGGGCTGGCTCAGCTTTTCCTGTGGATGACCACGTTCGGGTATCTTTCAATGCAGACCAAGCTGATGCTGAAAGGACAGACGCCCCGGCCAGCAGACAGCAAAACACTGCTCGCAGCCGCGGCACAGGGTGGTGGGCTGGGAATATTCGGCGACTTCCTATTCGGCGAAGCAAACCGGTTTGGGAATGGGCCCGTCACATCCCTGGCTGGCCCGGTAGCAGGAAACCTTGATGAAATCGTGACTCTGTTCCAGAAAGCCAGAGCAGGCGATGCGAAGGCAGGCGATGCCTTCCGCTTCACCGTTGACCACACGCCATTTATTAACCTGTTCTGGGCTCGTCCTGTGATGAATTATCTGATACTCAATCAGCTTCAGGAATCATTATCGCCAGGCTCGCTGAGTCGATATGAGCAGAACATCAGGAAGAACCAGGGTAATGACTTCCTGATACCGCCGTCACAATTCATGCTCGGCCGATAAGCTTTTTAAAAGAGCTGCCTATCCATACTACAAGCGCCATTGAGTAATAGGCCCATGCGAACATCAGCACCATCGCCGGGCCGACCAGAAGTCCCCACCAATCCAGATAAGGGATTGAGATAACAGATAGCACTACTGCCGCAATAGCAGTCATTTCGATGTCGCTTGTCTGAATTTTTCGCATCAAACCTCTTACCGCAGGATATCCCTGTGGGGGTTACACACGCCTGGAGAAAGGCAGATGACAGTCTCATCCACCCAAAGTTACGTGGAGTATAACGCTGACGGGGTCACGACAACATTCACCATTCCCTTTTATTTCCTGCTGAACAGCGACATCTCAGTGATGATCGCCAATTCAGCGGGAAGCATAAGTGAGCCGGTCAATGGTACTGACTACACCGTCACTGGCGCAGGAGATAGCGGAGGTGGATTGCTCACTTTCGGCACTGTTTCCGCGTCAGGAAATACCATCCTGATTTATCGAAACCCACCGGTCACACAGGAAACTAAGTACTACGAGAATGGCAAATTCCCGGCAGCTTCACATGAGGCGGCGCTGGATAAATTGACGATGCTGATTCAGGAGTACGGCTGGCGCTTCGACTCGTTAACCCTGAAAAAACCCAGCATCTTCGCCAGCTATTACGACGCGCTGAATAACCGCATCGGCAACCTTGCAGATCCGGTTAATGATCAGGACGCCGTTAACAAGCGGTTCGTTACCAGTCAGGTAGCAGACTTCAAAGGCTATGTAGACAGCGAAGTAGCGGCAGAGGCGACAGCCCGCAAGTCAGCCGATGATGCTCTACAGGCATCACTTGATGCTGAAACGCTGGCGCGGCAGAACGCCGATGCAAACATTCAGGATCAGCTGACAGGTAATGTACCGCTTGAGGCTTCAGCCTTCTCTCCCATTTCATGGCACGCACAGGAAGTAAGCAGCAGCGTGACCATTCCAAACAACGTAAACGCATGGTCTTTCGGCCCCACCGTAGCTATTGCAAATGGTCAGTCTGTGAATGTTGGCGATGGTTCTTTCTGGACGATTGCAGATGGCCTCCAGTCTGGTGGCAGCGCAGAAAATCTTGACTACGGCACACTTTAAAAGGAATCAAGCATGACAGCTTCACTGCAATTAAAGCGCGGCACAGCAACAGCGGTTGCGGCATATACACCTCTGGCTGGTGAGGTCGTGGTAGACACCACTAATTATTACTTGGTGATTGGTGATGGCACGACTGTTGGTGGCAATCCTCTGGCGGTATCAGCAGCCGTGGCAACCAGCGCTGCAAAATGGACCACAGCAAGAACGCTAACCTTCACCTGCGCGGCTACCGGCAGCGGATCTGTTGATGGCTCATCGAATGTTTCGTTCGCTTTGACGCTTGGCGCAGTTGACCTCGGCACACTTTCGTAAGGGGCAATCATGGCGGCATCTATTCAGCTTAAACGAGGTGCCACCGCAAAGGTGGCAGCCTATACACCACTAAGCGGCGAGATGGTCCTGGATACCACGACCAATAAACTTTATGTCGGTGACGGTTCAACAGCAGGTGGCAAGCAGGTAGTTGCGAGCAGGATTGGTGTAACAGATGCGTCCTCTGCCACTTCTGGAGAAATTGGGGAGGAAACAGAAAATACTTCCTCTAGCGTTTCGATATCCTCTTCCGGCGCGGCAACAAACATCACATCAATTACCTTGCCCGCAGGGGATTGGGATATTTGTGGAACACTTCAATTTAACGGAACGGCCTCAATCACTACTGCAAGGGTAAGTATAAATTCAACTTCTGCAACCCTGAAGGGGTTCCCATACGATTGTGCTCTAAACACCACTTTTACTGCCAGTACTACAAATATGATAGCGGCCCCATTACAAAGGGTAAATATTTCAGCATCGACAACATTGTATTTGATTGGGCTGTGTAACTTTGCGTCAGGCAGCGTTACTGCTGCCGGATTTATTCGTGCCAGAAGAGTAAGATAAAGGGCCTTTGAATGAGCACATTAAGAGCAACAACACTAACAACTTTGGATGATACATTCTCTGTTTCAATTAAGGATTTAATTACTGCAGACGATGTGCCAGAGTCATTTGTTAAAATAGCAAGCTATGCAGCATTGCAATCCACTACGCCATCAGCGGCAAATGAAATTGTATATCTTATGCAGTATATTTCAACGAATCAGTATAAAGGCGGTGGATTCTTCAGGGCTATCTCAGGGTCTGGCACGGAGAACTACGGAACTGTTTGCGTGCCAAATTCCAGCACTGCATTTTACTGGCAAAGGATCAACTATACTGATATTACACCAGATATGTTTGGTGCTATATCAAATGGAACCAGTGATAATGTTTCTGCTTTCACTCGGGCGCTTGCAGTCTGTAAATCTGTTGGTAAAAGACTGTATGTTCCTGCCGGAACATACTATTGTTCTGGAACCATTACAGTTCCAGCAGGAGTGCAAATTGTTGGCGAAAGTCAGCAGCAAACGACTCTAAGATTTGCAGACTCATCGCATGGCTTTACGGTATCTGCGTCATCAAACTACGTTCGTTTTAAATCCCTGACCATCAGAAATGTCAGCACAGCTAAAACATCAGGCTACCATGGTATTTATGCGAATGGCGTGGCTATTTCTACAGGCAGTATCGGATTTCTTGATATTGATGACTGTAACATCTTTGGCTTCGATTGCGCATTTTATGGCATTGCATGCCAGCTAGGCATATTCAGTAACTCAACATTCTGGGCGTGTAATAAGGGTATTTACACAAAGCTCTGTGTGAATATGCGTTACGATGAATGCCGAATCCAGCTCAATTCATCATGGGGATGGCATGCTGACGGTGACTCGTCAGCTATTAGCCTGAGCTGTGGAACATTGGTTAATAGCTGCGAATTTGTGAATAACGGTGCATCTTCAGGCGGAAGCATTTTCGTTAATTACAATGAGCACTTTACCATTAACAACTGCATGATCGATGTGCCGAATACAGGAAGCACTTCACATGTAGTAATCAGCAATACCTCACGCGGAACAATCTCATCATGCTGGATCGGAGCTTCAAAATATGCGGGCGTGAACCTGGCAAGCTGCACGTGTGTAAACATCAATGGTTGTAATATTCTCAGCAGCGGTACATATGGCCTGACTCTTACCGGGTCATGCAATGGATGCGTAATCAATGGAAACTCTTTTGAGAGCAATCCATCGGGTGATGTATCCATTAGTGGAACAGGTTGCCTCTACAATGTATTTACTGGTAACGCTTTTGCTAGCACTACGGCTACGAACTCTCTGGTTGAGGGTGGAAACTATTACACCTGTGCGACTGGCAATATGGCAAAGAAAGCGATAACTCTGGCAACCGGGTCAGGAAGCGTATCATCTGGTAATTTAACGTTAGCATAAAAGAAGGCTCCATATGGAGCCTTTATGATTACATGAAAAACCTTGCTGAAAGAGCAAAGTTTATACCTATCACTGATAGTCCAAAGAAGAATATCAGCGGTAGAATAGTATATTTGTAAGCTTCAGGTTTAGAAGGGATCGCGTAAGCTATCATTATTAAAGGTATAAGGAAATATCTTCCCTGCACGCCTATGACTCTTTCGGTTGGGAACGGAGACCATTGCGCTAATATCGCGCAGAATATCAGGATTGCCGATATAGATGAAATTGCTAGTATGAATAATCTATTCGAATTTCCGGTTACACCCCTTGAAAGATACAAGTGAGACAAGAAATACAGGCAGATTGCAGCATTAAAAATATCTACGATACCCATTAGAACTGGAGCGTCAAGCCATGCAATGACACCTACCATTGTTGATGTGTAGAAATTGAAATAAGCCGGATCGCTTATCGTGCCCCAGATTATTCTAAATGTCTCAATCGGATGCTTAATGTAATAACTCACAAGCTCAGAGTTTGTGTGTCCCGGATGCCTTGCTGTAAAAGTGTCCTGAACATTGACCAGGTTAAACGCTGTCCATGCAAGAGCTATTGCAGCAACAACAACAAAACAGGCAATATTTTCTTTACGTTTGTTCTTAAAGTATAGCCATGCAGGAATCAGAATCATTGGGAGGAGGTTTGCACGACTACCTGAAACAGAAATAATCACGAATCCCATAAGCCACAAAAGCCTTGAATATCCTTCATTCTCACCAGACAACAATCTCATAAAAATAGACATGGCAAGAACAGCCAAGGCCATGCTAAGGCCATCTATGGTCGGAGACATTATCTGGAATAATGCAGTAGGAAGAATCAAAAGCAGAATTGCAGTGGCGGGAATTGGATATATTCTCATTGCCATCCAAAGGATGACTAAGACTGATAAAAAAGTTATTGCATTTAATAATATGTAGGTGTCATAAAAAGACAGTCCTAACAATTCGCCAACTTTAAAAGAAATTGCCTGAGGTAGATAAACTACAGGGAAATAAAATGCCACATTGGCCATGGCGTAGGGGATTTTCTTTCCATCCCATTGTATTGTTTTCAGCGTTTCTAAATAAGACTTAGTTTGTTCTGGGTCATGCGAGTGCAACATTTTACTAAAAGAACTAACAGATTCGTGGAATACGCTGCCGACCATTCCTCCTGAGTTACCTGTTGGCTTTACTGGCGAAAGAACAAAGTCGCCATTCCAGAGAGCGTCAGAGCGCGCAAGGTGATTTGGCTCATCAGGAGAAGAGAATGGAGGCTTAACGGAAACCACGATTAGGTATCCTGCCATCAGGATGACGGCAACTAATAAATACAGGTACTTAATATTAATGACTTTCCCAGAAGCAGCCTGACCACTTCCGTTTGAGTCTTCGTATAAATCACTGCTCATGATATGTAACCCTTATCGTAAAGTGGCGTAAATCCTAACATAAAAAAAGCCCGGCGACCGGGCAATGACTCATCCGCGCCTCTCTGAGCAGGCTGCGGGGTGGGTTTTGTCAGATCTTGATGTCATCTCCAAAAACTTTCTGCAACCCTGATTCATACTGCTCCTTGGTATCGCACATGGATGCCATACCAATGATTTTACCTATATGTCTACGCAAAGCCTTAACACCAACGTCAGAGAGAAACATATGGATCTTGTCTCCGCGCTTTCCGTTCTCTTCACGATTTTCCTTGGCCAAATCTAAAATCTTTCCTTCGCTTTTCGCAAGCGTTTGGTAGATATGCCTTTCAGTAAACCAGCGGAAATTTCCGGGATGCCCACCCTTCTCTGGCTTAGTCAACTGATACAGGCGATACCATTCATAATAGAGTTCATCAGGAAACTCTTTCTCCCACGCTCTCGCTTCCTCTCTGACATAAAGCTTGAATGCCTCAATAACCTCCTGCGCGGCTGGCTCATAACCAGAAACTGCATAAGCAACACCCTTAATGCCGGACTTTGCAGATGCATTGATAAGCTTCTGGGCGGTGTTGGCAGAAGGCATTCTGTGCTCAGGCAGAATACCTTTCTCTTTTGCCTGAACCAGCATTTTAGCGATGTCTATGACGACTGTAATATCAAAACCATGCGCTAAAGTGGAGTTAATGGATCGAGCCTCCATTTGAAATTTAAGGGGATTTTCCAATTTATCGTCCAATTCTGGATCGCGCATGTCCCTCATAAATGTGGCAGCCATCAACCGGTCAATATCACGAGCTAAAGTGCCGATACCCAAAAGCTGAGCCAATCCTGTTTTAGTGACAACCGCAGTTTTTTGGGCATCGTTCAGAACATAACATTCAGCGTCTATACCAAATTGGTCTTTGAAATTTCCTTTGTGAGTAGCCTTGTAACCCCATCGAGCTATTGCGCCATTTCTGGCTTGAGCAATACGCTTTTCTGCCGGAACAGCCTTCGCCCTCGCAATACCACCCTTAGCTCGACCCGTAGGTTTTTTTTCTTCTGTCATAAGTAAGCACCATTACTGTGTGTGTGCTTGCAATTTAAGCTCAAACCCATCAGGCATGCAAGCATTATTATATTTTCATGCCTGCAAAAAAACGCGAAGAAGAAAAAGTCTCTATGCAACTTGATCAAATCCACCGATCGATATTACTGTTTATCTATACAGTATTTATCAGAGGAGGATTTGTCATGCCACGCGAATACGAAATTCAGCATGCATTCATGAAAGCCATCAGGCGCGACCCGGCGCTCGGGGTGATTGTCACAAGGCGGGAGTTTGTCCGGCAACTTGAGCTGGTTAACTGGCATTTCAGCCTGAAGGAGGCGAATCAGTGGATCAGGTCAAACACGGTGACGTTCCGGGATGAGTCCACGCAGGAAGGTGAGGCGAAGACATACCGCCAGTTCAATCCGAACGGGGGGCTGTGATATGGGCTTTCCATCACCGGCACAGGATTACATCGAGGGGCGTATCGACCTGAATAAGGTACTGATGCCTCACCCGGCCCATATGCTGATGATTGAGACGCCAGCAGGCTTCGCTATCATTGACAGGTCAGTGCAGGGGAAAGCGGGCGACACGGTGGCTTTTCAGCTCGGCGACTATTCGCAGCTGGGCAAATTATTCAGGTCAGGGATTATCACTCAGGACGGGGAGACGATTGACGGAGAAGGGCTGGAAGGCGTTATCGTGCTGGGGAAGGTGACGGCCGAGGTTCTGGCTTTGTACGAGCCCTACCGGCCCACTATATAA